GACGGCAAGTGTAGCAAGCTGTACTGCTAGTCAAACTGCGGCAGCGACAAGCGCTACTAACGCAGCGACAAGTGCATCGGGTGCATCAACATCAGCCACAACTGCGACTACTCAAGCAACTAACGCATCGGCTTCGGCTTCAACTGCAACAACACAAGCAACTAACGCATCGACTTCAGCATCAACAGCAAGCACACAGGCAACTAATGCGGCTAATAGTGCATCAACTGCAAGTACACAAGCAACCGCAGCAGGTACATCTGCTACTAACGCTGCGACATCTGCTACTAACGCTGCGACATCTGCAACTAACGCATCAACTTCAGCATCAACAGCAACAACTCAAGCTGGTATTGCAACAACGCAAGCGGGTTTAGCAACAACCAATGGCGCTGCGCAAGTTGCATTGGCGACAACGCAAGCAACAAATGCGGCAACTAGTGCAACCAATGCTGCAAGTAGCGCATCAGCGGCAAGTACATCGGCATCTAACGCATCGGCTTCTGCTTCAACGGCAACAACACAAGCATCTAACGCATCTACCTCAGCTACTAATGCGGCAAATAGTGCTACCGCAGCAGCGGCTAGTTATGACTCGTTTGATGATCGTTATCTTGGTGCAAAATCAAGTAATCCAACGGTAGATAACGATGGTAATGCGCTACTTACTGGTGCGCTCTATTGGAATACAACAAGTAGCGAAATGCGTGTTTATAGTGGTAGCGCATGGATAACTTCTTACTTGCCTGCATCGGGATATTTAGCATTGTCTGGCGGTACGATGGCGGGTGCAATTACGTTTGCGGCTGGGCAAACTATTGCTAATTTATCCGGTGGAAGTGTAGGTACGATTCCATATCAAACGGCATCTGGCACAACGGCTATGCTTGCTGTGGGTACATCTGGTCAAGTCTTAACATCAAACGGTACTTCAGCACCTAGTTGGCAGCCACCATTCGCTTCTGGCGGTACAGTCACTTCAGTTGCGGCTTTAACATTAGGTACTACGGGTACAGACGTTTCATCATCAGTTGTAGATAGTACAACAACCCCTGTCATTACGTTAAATATTCCAACAGCAAGCGCATCAAATAGAGGTGCATTATCTTCTAGTGATTGGTCTACGTTTAACGGTAAATACTCAACAGGTGGTGCGCTTGGCACACCTTCTAGCGGTACGTTGTCATCTTGTACGGTTGATGGAACAAATGGCGTTGGGTATATCAATATCCCTCAAAACAGTCAGTCTGCGGATTAAACACTTGTTGCGGCTGATGCTGGAAAACATATTTTCCATCCTGCAACTGACACCACTGCTCGGACGTTTACCATCCCCGCTAATGGTTCTGTAGCTTATCCAATCGGCACTGAGCTAACAATTATCAATCAATTTGGCGCAGGCACTATCACGCTTACTTCTGCGGATACTTTGCGACTTATTACCACAGGGACTGCCGGATTTATGTCAGTTATTGCAGGTAATAAGGCTGACCTTATTAAAGTAACATCAACAGAATGGCTGGTAAGCGGAGCGACTTATGTTCCTCCCGTTATTGGACAAGCTTACGGTGGTGGATTTTATGCAGGGAAAATTAACGATTCTGGTACGCAATATTATCTAATTGTTGCCCCCAAAGCATCTGGCGAAAATTCAAGTAGCGCATGGGGCATTTATGGATCGATAACGGGAATAACGTCGGTCATTAATGGCCCAACAAACTCTGCGTCATTAGCTGCGCTTGGCGCATCATATCAAGCTGCCGTATTTGCTGAAGGCTTAACAATAGGGGGTTATAGCGATTGGTATCTACCTGCTAAAAACGAGCTAGAAGTGCTGTATTATTTCTTAAAACCGACTACTGACACTAACGATACTGCATCGGGTTCAAATGCTAATGCGGTATCACCAGAGCCTATTAGCACAAACTACACAAGTGGCTCACCCGCTCAAACAAGTTCGGGTATTGGCTTTAGAACTGGGGAAACAAATGCGTTTTCCGCGAGCTACTATTGGTCTTCCACTGAGCGCAATGATTACCGCGCATGGAGACAGGACTTCACCAGTGGCTATCAGCCCGATGGCGGTAAGCACTATAGTTACTACGTCAGAGCTGTTCGGAGAATCGCTGTGTAAACAGCGTTAAATAATAGGAAAACATTATGTACATACAAATAACAAACATCGACGCAGACACAGGTATTCTTTGCACAGAAGCACCAATGCGTACAGGGCCTGCAACCCCAAACGTAAAAGGCTTTCAGTTTATCTTTCAAAATGAATCTGACTTCCCTATTGCTTCAAATGCCGATGGTTCACTCAGTAAACCGCCACTGCTCTATGGAACGTGTGACGATGATGCAGATACAACGCTTGTTGGGGTTTTAAAAGTGCTAACACAAGTTGAATTTGATGCGGATAAACAGGCAGAGCATCAAGCTAGAAAGCCATACCCTTCATGGGTTGGTGATATTGATACTATGTCATGGCAATCGCCTGTGCCTTATCCACAAGATGATAAACAGTATTACTGGGATGAACCTTCTGTATCTTGGAAAGAATTTACACCAGTGGTGCAGTTACCATGAAAACTGCTGAACTAGGTTACTTTGGTAATATTTGGGTTAAGCAAAACGTCTTAGAACTTGCTGGTGAAACGCACGGTGGACATGAGCATAAGTTTGACCATGTGACACTGCTTGTATCGGGTAAAGTGTCAGTTGAAATTGAAGGTCATGAGCCTAAAGAATTTACTGCACCAACATTTATTGTTATTCGCAAAGAGCATCAACACAAAATTACAGCCATTGAAGATGGCACGGTCTATTACTGTGTTTACGCGCTACGCAATATGGACGGTGAGCCAATTGAAGATATATATGGCGAACAACATGACCCAGAATCAGCCAGTGCTAGAGATGATGGGTACTGGGATAAAGTAAATAAAATAGATAAGTGAGAATAAAATGCCCGACGAAGCCTGCCGATTAGCTAAAGTAGAGCAACGAATTGAGAACCTCGAAGAAATATTTGAAGATCGCGGTAAGAAGCTCGACGCAATAATTGCTACTCTTGAAGAAATGAAGAACGACCAGACTCGTTACAAGGGGTTTCTCGGTGGAATTGTTTTCACAGTGGGTGCAGTATTTTCGTTCCTATCTTGGTGGCTAGGTAGCCGGTAATGGAATTCCTACAGTTTATAACTGACGTAGGTTTCCCCATTGCCGCTGCGTGTGTGGGAATGTACTTTGTATTTTTGACCATTAAATTCCTGCTTGATAGCGTACTTGAAAAGATTAAAAGCCTTATTGGTATCATCAAGCAACTCGATAGGCGTGTTACCGCTATGTCAGAGGATATTGTGAAAATAGATGTATTGATGACAGAAACGCTTGATATGCCAATTGAGAAAGAGAAAGTGGCGCGTTTTAATAACCCGCAAGAAAAGAGAATTGATTAATGGATGTTGACGCATTAGCTAAATATATCAACCAATACGGTTTCCCCATCATTGCATCTAGTAGCATGGGTTATATCGTCTATTTTGTGTGGATATGGGTAACAACGATTGTTAAGCCAATCCTTACTGAAACCACCGATGCGCTAATTGATCTTATTGACCAAATACGCCTGCTCGATAACGACATGATTCGCTTAACACAAAAATTAATTACGGTACTTTCTATGAGATCACAAAAATGAAGATTGGCAACAAAGGCTTACGCTTAATTAAAGAATTTGAAGGGTGTAAACTGACTGCTTATAAATGCCCTGCGGGTGTATGGACGATTGGCATAGGCTCAACGCGCTACGCTGATGGGAGCGCAGTTAAACAAGGTCAGACTTTAGCAAATGAAGAAGCCGCGTTATTACTATTATCTAAAACATTAACGTCATATGAACACGCAGTAAACGCCATTAAGGTTGATTTAACTCAAAATGAATTTGATGCGCTGGTATCGCTTACTTACAATATCGGAGCAGGTAATTTAGCCAGTTCAACGCTTGTTAAAATGCTCAAAGCCGGTGACAGTAAAGCTGAGATTGCAAAGCAATTTTTACGATGGGATAAAGCAGGGGGTAAACCGCTTGCTGGTCTTACACGACGACGCAACGCTGAAGCAGAATTGTTTTTAAGCAAATAATTAAAAAGCCGCTTACTTAGCGGCTTTCTTCTAATTTCAATTGGTTCTTGGTTAACCACCTATAATACGCTTGTTCTGGTGATTTACCTGTACAAGTTACCGTATCTTCCCACTCGGTATAACATACCCAAAACCGTCCTACCTTTTTTAGTTTAGGTTTCATTTACGTTATCTCGACAATCTGCATCACACCATCTACGCGCATGACCAATATAGTCACCACACGTCCAGCATAAGCCTGTAGGGTTGCTGGTATCAATAGCCGATGCTTTTGATCTTATAATAGTTATCGCCTTATTACGCATCATTTCTTCATGTTGCGTTGCAAGGTCGGTATTTCCTTCTTCTGTAGCCATCTTAATTTGTCTTGGTAAATTCCATAAGTTTATGGGCGGTAGTGTCAAATCTGACCATGTAATCATGGTCAGTTCAGTTTAACATCTTCTTTTAAAATCTCTTTCCAGCGCTGTAGCGTAAGAATAACCTCATCAATATCTTGGTCAAGTGTCTTGACTGATTTACCGGCTCGAAGTAATTTCTTGATAGCGTGTTGTTGCTCTGGTGCTACGATATTATAAATTCTAAAGATGCGATAAGGGTCTATTTTATGACCTTTATAGCTGAATTGATAGTGAGCATCGGCTTTTTGTTTATCTTCTTTTCTCAGCTCAATTTGGCGCAGTGCTTCATCGTGTCGGTTAAACTCGGCAGGAATATCCGTTTCTATTTTTACTTGCATTTCAGTTTCTTTTTGATGCTTATCTGCCGGATCGTAATTTTTCAAACGATAGAAACTGTCTTTACCGTTAGGTTCTTTAGTTAAGATATTGTTGTTAACCATTTCGTGCATAGCTGCGAACACATCGGGTCGTTTAATAAACGGCTGAGTCACCATTACACGATCATGAATTTCAGTCACTGTCCAAAACTCGTTATAGCGCATGATTTCAAAAATAACTTTTTCTAATGACATAGTGTTAATTCCCATTGCTTTGGAACAATTAAGTGCCTTGTTATAAACTCACGGTAAAGAGCAAAATCAAGTTGCCGTGATTCAAGTTTTACTTTTTGTGTTAATCGCTGTCTAAGTGCGGCTTTTGATCGATGACAGGCTTTACAGTCTGAT